CCCAAAAGGGTAAACCATCTGGCCCAGCCAGACGTATTTTACCGGCTGGCGGTTCGCCAATAAACTCATTAGCTGTGTTCTCTGGCACTAAAACCGCATCATCAGGCCAGACGTTTTGAATTTTATAATCCATCATTTTTTCAGGAATATAGAAAGCGTTCATTGATTTACTGTAATACATAATTATACTCCTAATGCATACCAGAAAAAGGCACTTTCACCCGCTTTTACTTGTCCATCCTGATACTGAAAGCATCTGGCCACAAACCCAATATTGTTTACTATCTGATCGTTCATTACGATTGATTGCATAACCGTTGGTGAGGAGCTTTGCCGATATCCCATGCCAATAAAAAATGGTCGTTTAGAATAAGCAACAGGATAATTGACGGTTACATCCCCTCCAGTTCCAGGGGCGGCATTTCCCCACTGTAAAATCAGGCCGCCGGGTAGTCGCTGAAGTCCAATATTTCTTAAATCAGAAGCGAATGCGGACATATCCGGGATCTGATTTTGTCCGGCTCCCACGTCTCTCTTTGCGGCCTCCCCTAAACCAAGGTACGAGAGAAGCCCCGCCACTGACTTACCGCTAAGATTGGTCAGCGTGGCGTCCGTGGGCTGGAAATCTTTCCCGAGGCCGCTCACCAGCTTGGCGATGAAACCTGCCATGTCGCCGTCGTCCAGCACGTTCTGCCCGGTTTTATTAGTGACGTACTGCGCCAGAGCGGCCGAAATAAAGCTGGCCTGGCGAATCGCTTTATTCACCTGGGCGCTGGAGGCTTTGCCAGATTGAAAACCGGTAAACAGCGTCGGGAGCGATGCCCACTCTGCCTGCGCCGTTACGTTAGCACCTGCCCCTGTTGCGAAGGGCTTGAAGTCATTTGTTGCCATTAGAGTTTTACTCCCCATGCGCCGCTATCAAAGCCGACGATATAGTCGTTATCCATGTCGAAGCCGAAAAATGTCGGGCCAACGGATGGAGTGAGAATAGATGGTGTCAAAATATCGCCAGCCCAGACGCCGGCGGCCTTTACGGTTAAATATCCCTGTTTGATGGCGGCAATAAGCTCCAGCGAGACGTTTGCTATATCGCTCTCTGGAAAAACCCATACCGCGATGGTCATATCCTGGTTATCAACAATCTGCATACGCAGCCCGGAGCCAGCGGTGGCCGCATCAAGAATGGCGGGCAGTGTGTCGTTCTGCCCACTCCAGCTGTTGATGGCAATTTTGGCCTTCAGGATGATGCGGTAGGTCTCATCGCTAAGGGTGGTGTAGCCCGCGTCGGGATCGAAGGGGCCCTGCCATACGCCCTGCTCATACCCTAAGCCATCGGTATCCCAGCAGAAGTAGACCCCGGATATCGGCTCGCTAACCTGCCGCGACCTGCCGATCCACAGCCCCAAAATATCGAGCTGTGCGCCGGTCGCCTGATCTATGTCAAACGCCTCAATCAGGCCTTCAACCGCAGCCGACGTGTCAATCAGCGGCCGCGTACTGAGGTCGATATGGTTTACAAACCGAGGTCGGGTGGCGTGATAGTTGGTGATGAGTTCGGTGTATTTACTCATGACGCCACCGTTATCGCGATATTGGCCGTGCTGCAGGAGGCCGATTCGTTATAGGCAATGGCAATGTTGGCTGCCGCCGCGCTGGTGGGCGATCTGCCAATCCGCAGCGAATTGATGTCGTAAAATCGGCTGTTCCCTCCGCTGACGACGCCGAGGTTAGCTGGTGAGTAAACGCGGCTCAGCAGCACGTCATCGCCAATGCTCAGGCTGTTAACGTAGTCGGCGATAGCCTGTTTAATCTGCTCCCCTACCTGGGTGGTATAGCCCGGAAAGACACTTAGCGTTATTGCGGCGTAAATGGGCACGTTGGTTGAACGCGAGAAGCGAATAACGTGCGGGTTGCCGTAGAGATCGGCAACGGTAACGGAAGTCGACCCAAACGTGCTGACGCCCTGCCCTTTTTTGCCGCGCAGGGTCTGAGCGATCGCCGTCACGTCTCCTCCGTCAACGATCGCCGACAGAGAGTGCGCCGGTAGCCCGTTGCCATCCGTCACGCCCGTATCGTTTTCATACAGCTTATGGCGAGTTACCCCGGCCACGTTAGCAATCGCCCCCTCCAGCGCCTCGAAGGGAGTAATGGATGAAATGGCCACGCTCTGCGCCTGGCGGATGCGGATCTGCGCGTCCCGCTCTGCCTCTACGCCCGGCGTGGCCGACATGGCGTTCGATACCGCCACCCAGCCCAGGGTGGGAGTAGCGATGCGGGTGATGCTGCCCGCTAGCGCCTCGACAGCCCCGGCGGTTGCACAGATGGCGGTGACGGTGACGGCTCCGCCGCTGCCAATGGTTACGCTGGCGGGTAGAGACCAGGCAACGCCCCGGGTATCCTTTACGGAACCGTGAGTAATGGTGGTTCCCGTCTGACCCGTGAGCGTAACGTCCACCGTCGAGTGGGTAGCCGCCTTACGCACGATCCCGTTGATTTTAACGTTACGCGTCAGGGCATCGCTCATGGCGGTGGCTGGCGAGAAAGAGTTATAGACCTGAATAGCCGTGTTGTTGGCATCGTGTACCGCCAGCGCAACGAGCGCCACCATCTGCCCATCTTTGCTGTCCGGCGCCAGGTAAGCATCCGTACCGTAAATCTGCTGAAAGTAGCCAGTAATGCCAGCGAGAATTGCCTGATAATCAGGCGCGCTGATCCCCTGGTCAGTTACCCTTGCGGATAACCCCAGCGTGTCGAGATTAAGTGCCATTATGCCTCGCTTGTGACGGTAGTGATCCCGTAGCGGGTGTCAATTGTCGCGGTGAATATCACGCGGCGGGATGAGGTGTTGAGGGTGGTATCGAACGCCTGAATGGCGTTTACGCCCTGGGTTTCCAGAATGCGCTGGCGAATGGCCAGGCTGTAGACGTCCGGGCTCTGCTTGCCCAGCACGGACTGGATCCACGGCGTTCCCTCGGTGGCATCAAGAAACCACTGCCCATACCAGAGCATAAAGCGGGTTTTAACCGCCTGGGCCACCGTTTCCGGTGAATCAACGAGCCAGCTGTCGTCACCGTTGCCGAAGGTGTAGTCACCGTCAGCATCTTCCTGTCGGTACTGCATTAGTTAGGTCCTCCCGTATTGCCGCCGCCGGTCTGCACCCCGCTGTGGGTGTGCGTCATCAGGCTTTTCCCTCCCGCCTTCACATCGTTAGATACCGTGACGGGACCCAGCAGCGTTGCCGTACCGCCTGCGGCCCCCATTCCCTGGGAGAGGCTACCGTTGATTGTCACATTGCCGTTAAGGGTGATCGTAGGTGAGGTTACGACGGTGCCCCCCTGCGCGGTAGCGGTAAGCTTTCCGGGCGTGGTGAGGGTGATGTCATGACCCGCCGCCACCTCGACGAACGCCGCGCCATCGTCGGTGCGCAGCTGTGCGGCGCGGGTGCTGATATTGCCGATCTTTTGCGCCTGCGACATCGGGCCAACAAAGCAGATCGCATCAGAAAGATCGTGCATGCGATCGTCTACCGGCTCCTGTACGCCGCCGCTCTGCCACCAGAAATCGATGCAGCGATCGTTAAAAATCAGCTCGCACTCGTCACCAGGCCGGACCGGAAAAGTCAGCGTACAGCCGCCGCCGCGGGGAAACGCTACCGGTACGTCCACCAGCAGAGGATAGTTTTGCGTTATCCGCTTGCCGTCGATGTCGATATGCACATAGCGAATTGCTGGCTGCACAACCGCGGTGACGGCGTCAGGATTGAAAGAGTGAATAATGCCTGGCATGGCGACGCGGAGCTGGTTTTTGAGGCTCTCCCGCTCGGATTTAAAGACGTCGGAGAGGTCGCCGCTGCGGGTCTGATCTGATATGGACATAGGATAAGCTCCAGAAAGCAAAAACCCGCCGGATGGCGGGCTGTTTATCACAGGCAAGCGCTACTTAAGCGCTCTCTTGCGGCGTTTTTTTCGCAGCCGGATCCGCTACGCCAGGCGGCCTGCAGACCATCTCCATGTACCACTGCTGGCCTCGGGTATCGCCGGTATAGATAATCTCGCGCACGCTATAGACTCCGTTCGATACTGCGGGAAGAGGTATGCGCTGCTCAAGCTGCACCAACCCTAACAGACGGATGTTGGGGTTAATCAGCACCTTTACCTTTATGCCATCGTCAATCGCCGTCGGGGAGCCAATCAGCCCGGTAGCGCTGCTCAGCAGGATAGCCTCATGCACGTACTCATGTTCGGCAACCATCTGCCGCTTGCCATCCACGAATTGCCATGTGGCGTTGCACTGGGCAGCCAGGTTATCCATCAGGTGCCGAGTCATGCCAAACAGCACCCGACCACGGGGATAGACCGTATCGGGCATTTTTGGCGTCAGCCCCTCTGTGATACCCTCGAGGGAAAAATCTCTCATTAACAGCCGGTTGAAATCCCCAGGCGTGTAGCCCGCTGACAGTGTCTGCGCGCTAGTGGTAGTGATAAACGCTTTGATACTGTCCGCTGCCTTAATCTGCACCCAGGTGGCGAGCTTATCCTCCTCCCTTCCGGTCTGCGTTGAGTCGATTTGACCGCTAAAGATCATACCGTAGTTGCGGCCGTCGCTCTGCTCTACCGCTGTTGGGTCAACCACGCGCACTTTACCCACGCTGCTGGCCGCTACGTCCGGGGCGATGCCGTCGTAGCCAGCAATAAGCCGAAGGTGAGTAAATTCCTTCCGGGCGATCCGGCTTACGGTTGGTGCCGACAGGTTAAAAATTTTTATCTCTGCCGACCGGGACACGCTGCTGGTGTTGTACCAGCTGATGGTGAAATAGACTTTAAACTCGCTAAAGTCGATCCACCTCCCTTTGTCGTCCTTGAGCTGCAGTTCGAAGTGACGCATCCAGTTCTGTGCCATGCTGCTTACTCCGTGATAACCAGTAGGTGGCTACTGCTGCCCAGATCGGTTTGCGTGGGATAGTCCTGACCGTTGGCATCACAGACGACGATCAGCTTAACGCCGGGCTGTAGCCAGGCATACTGCGCCAGCAGATCCACCCCGGTGACCAGAGGCAGGCCGGAAACTAACGCTTCTCCCCTCTCATCCTGCAGATCCATAATCCAGCAGCTGCCCCGCCAGATGATACGCACCTGCCAGGCCGTGCCAGCAAGGGTGATGCTGAACTGCTGGTTATCTGCGGTAAGGGGGATCTCTTCAATTGTCATCATTGCCCTCCCGACGTTAACGCAATGCCGCCTGCCGGTTTCGTGGTTTTGGTGCCGGTATTGCGCACCTCGGCGGTATTGACGCCCATCTTCATCTCACTTTTCTCTGCCACGTAGACCTCTTTGGTCTGGACGAGAATGACCTCTTTCAGCGTCAGTTCAGCAAAGAGGACGTTTTCGCTCTCGCTTTCCGTAGTCACGCTCAGCGTAGCGATCAGCATATTGGTGTACTGTCGCTTTCCGGTGGTGACGCTGAAGGGCATTCGACGTGCCTGCAGATCCAGCAGCTGCTGGTAGGTCTCCTGTGGGCTCAGCCCTAACAGACTGGTAGCAGTAAGGCTGCCGGCAAAGTCCAGCAGCGTTCCGCCGCCGGCAAAACCAACTTTCATCTTCAGCTCTGCCGGATTTTTGTAAGCGTGATCGGCAATTACCGCACCATCCTCAATAGGATGCTCGGTAATCGTCAGCGTATCGGTGTGAATTTCAGAGGTGACGACGCTGGGAATAATCACGCCGATTTGTCGCGTATGCTGATGAAACAGCGTGGAAAGATAATCCATTAGCCCACCTTTACCTGGTTGACGCGCATAAACTGGGCGTTGGCGGAGTGCTGGCGAAGCTCTACCTCGGCCCCGATCTCCTGCGCGTTGTTGCCATAGATGTGGTAGCTGTTGTGCTGATCAAGCTGCGGTCCTGCCACGTTCGACGCGACGGTTGTGTTCCGTTCCCGCTCGATCAGATCGCGAGAATAGATACTCTGGCTATTCTCCGGGTGGAGCACAGCAGCATTCTTACCCTCAACCCAGCCCATAATCGTTTTACCAACGTTGCGAGGATCAACGCGTAAATGCTCTTTAATCCAATCAGCAACTTCGTTCGCACTCTTTGTGACCGCAGGCAGCGCATCAAGCTTATCGTTACCCTGCTTAAACAGGCTTTTACCGATTTCAACGGCATCGGACCAGCGGTTTTCACCCACGGTTTTCAGCAGTTCGGCGAGCATTTTAAGCATCTGGTTGAACTCACC